TACTTCCTCTAAATCCAACAAGGATTTGGTTTTCAGTCATATAAGGATTCTTATATACTGTATATCTACCATTTAACTGACCAACTTTCTGTACACCAAATGCGTAAGAAGCTTTAGCAGCATCACCATCAGAAGTAGCAGCGAATCCTGGGATACTTTCTAATATTGTTCCTATAGTTGGAGAACAAACTAAGAAGCTAGCTCCACCTCTAAGAGTTTTCTGGTGAATAATGTTAGATAATTTTTGGATTTTAGTTCCTAATGTTTGGAACCATTGTCCTTGTGAATTATAGAATCCTAATGAAGTTGTAGTACCAGCAGCATCTTGAGCAATAGACTCATTGTTAATTGCTGACCATACTTCTGTTCCTGCATTAGCAGACTCAATTAACATATCAAGTATTTCTAAGTCAATTTCTAATGAAATATACTCACTCATAATTGAAGTTAATTCAGCTTCTGCATCTAAAGAGTGGTAAGCATTTAAATCTTGAGCAAACTCAGGAGTCCAAACTGCTTTTAACTTTTTAGTTTTAGCAACAATAGCTTCACTTGACATTTGAACATTAACTTGTGGAATATCAATAGGACTAGTATTGTTATTATTTAAGTTAGTGTTTCCATCTTCGAAATCACCTCTTTGAGCATCTAGTGGTTGTAAAGAGAATGAAACTTGACAGTTATTAATTGTTCCATTCAACGTTACATCAGTATCAGCAATAAAGAATTGTAATTGATTACCTTTTATTTTTGTAAATGCTGGGTAATTAGTTACATTAGTTGAAGCTGAGAATAATGTAAATGATCTAACTGCTTCTAAATCTAAATTAGGCATAGATGCAGTAGGGAACTGTAAAATTCTGTAAGTAGTTACACCATCACCATAGTTAATAGTTGATGATGAAGCAAAATTACCATCATAGTTAGATGAACTCCAAGAAGCGGAGATCTGACTAACGTTAGCAATTGCACCTGTTAATTGAGTAGAGTATGAATATCTACCAGCGCCATAAAGTCCACCCGTATTTGTGTTACCAAATCCAGATTTGTTTGTAGCAGGGTTATCAGGTGAAGGAGTACCATACATAGACGTATCAGCAGTAAATGGTGCTTTAGTAGTACCATACTGGAAGTCTAAGTAAAATACTAGACCTGAAGGAAGGTTCATTGGTTGAACCGAAACAAATTCTTTTGCTGCGATTTGACCAAACACCTTTCTTACTAATGGAAGAGCAACGCCCGCCCATTGTGCACCTGTTCCAGGAGTAAATGTACCTGCACCAGGAAGTGGACCACCTGTGTTGGAAGTCTCAGTAACCAACTGTTTAGCTTGGTTTTCAAGTAACAATGACATATTGTTGCTATCAACCTCACTTAAACCTTCAAGTAAGCCTGTTTTAGACCACTTGGAAGCTAATCTTGCTGCATCACTTTGTAGTGACTTGTAAGGATTAGCGCTTTCTAATAAAGTGTTTAATTGTGACATTTTTTTAAATTTTAAATAGTCGTTAATAATTAATTTCGTTTCTTAAATTATACCTGCTAATTTCTTAAATCTATCTACCATTTGGTTAGATTCAACAATTGGTTTAGCTTCAACTTTCTTTGGACCTTTACCTATAGCTTTAGAAGCCATTCCTATACTTTCATTAACTACTTTTTTAGCTTTTTTATTAGCTAATCCGTCTTTTAATGTTTCGTATATTAATTTTGCTTCTTTAACTGTTTCAGCTTTGTCAAAAGAAGTTAAAACCTTAACTTTGTTGTTCTCACTTAAGTTTTTAGATTTAAAGATCTTATTAGTATATAATAGTTTTGCATTAAGTAAATTAATTTCATTTAACTCATTTCTAAGAGTTTCAACAGTAGCATAAGCTTCTTTTAATTCATCCTCTTTTTCTTCAAGTTTAATTTTATCAATTTCCTTTTTAGCATCTGCTTTAGCGTCTTTGATACCATCTTTGTATCCTTCTTCTTCAGCATCTGTTCTTGCGTCTTCATCAATGGTTACGTCTTCGTCTATTTCAACTTCAACTTCATCATCAACTTCAACTTCATCTTCCATTTCAAATTCATCACCTGCTTCTAATTCTCCAGCAGCGACCATATCTGAAATTACATCTTCAATGAATTTTTTAAGATCATCATCTGTCATGTCTTCAAGATCAATTTCTTCATCATCCATATCTTCTTTCTCGTCCTCCATTCCGTCAAGATATCCTTCCTCTTCGGCATCAGTACGTTCATCTTCTTCAAGTTTGATGTCTTTAATCTTTTTTTCCATGTCATCTTTTGCATCTTCCATACCATCTTTGTAGCCTTCTTCTTCGGCATCAGTTCTGGCATCTTCATCCAATTCATCTTTTAATTCAGCTAAAACTTCATCTAGATCAGAATCATCTTCCTCTTTGATTTTACGCATTTTTTCAGTTTCAACCTCAGCTTTATCATCAAACTTACGGTCATCACCTTCGCGTTTCTCTTTTTTGGTCATGTATTCTTTTCTTTCTTCCATTTTATCAGAATCTTTTGCTTCTTTTACTTTATCATCATCTTTCATTTCTTCTCTCATTGGTTCATCTTCTTCTCTCATGTTATCTCTGTCCATTTCTTCTAATTTGGCAGAAAGCATAGTTTTGAGATGAGGAGTGAAAGATTCTTCTAAAGCAGCTTTAGCATTTGCAATTGCAGTTTCTTTAACAGCTTTTGCATCGGCGATAGCCTCTTTTAAAAATTCTCTGTTCATTTTTCCTAAAATTTTGTTTGGGAAGTACGTTTATTTGGAAACGTAATAGTAATTAATACGAGTTTTAATGCTATATAGGTTGTTGCGATAGCATATTTACGATTATACGTATATTAGGATTCCTAAAAATTACCAGATTGGGCAATTTCCTTTAGAGCAAAGTATTTCTGTTATAATAGAATTTACTTTTTTATATGTAGTTGATGTATCTAAATTAAGTCCTTCTTTTACTAAATGCATAAATGATCCTGGGTTGGATGGGGTTGAAACAAAATCCCAACATAATAATTGAAAATCATCTTGTACTTCTTGTACTTCACCCATAGGTTTTAAACTTCCCATTCCACGAGAAGAAACACCAACAGTAATTCCACTTTCAATTAATGCTTTTAAAATATTTCCTGATGGGGTAGG